GGGATTCCAACGTGATATTACTGTAAACCGTGAATACAAGCCAAAGAAGGATACAATTGAATACACAGTATTCGTCCGCTTTGGTATTCAATGGGAAGAACTAGATGCAGTTGCTTATGGCGATGCAGATAGCGTTTCTGAGTAATACTCATAAATAATTGAAAGAGGGAAGTCATGTAACAGTGGCTTCCCTTCTTCATATTCTGGTATAATAACTTAGGAGGCTCGTATGATTACTATTAATGATTTAAGTAAAAAAACAGTATTTGAGTTAAAAGCCTATGCCAAAAAAAATAATATTGCTATAAATGAGGCAAAAACAAGAAATGAAATTTTAGAAATTATTAATAATTTTGTTCCAGAACCAGCCCAAGAATTAAAAGAAGAAGTAAAAATAAATGAAAAGGTTGCCGTATATTCATTAGGAAATCTTCATTGGCAAGGAGTAGGGCAACTTATAACTGGCTACAATATTGTTTCAAAAGAATCCTCAGAAAAATGGCTAACTCTTAAAAAGGTTCGTAGCGCAACACCAGAAGAACTAGCGAATTATTACGGTAAATAATGCAAATACTTAGACTTCCCCCATACCCACTGACTCTTTCTTATACAGTTCCAGATGCATCTACAGAGTATATTATTGTAATTGATGACCTACTAGAACAAACAGAACTTGAGATTATTCTTGTTTCTAGTGCTCAAAAAGTTTTAACTTATAGCCTTACTGGAAATTTTCTTAAATATGACAAGTCTTATCCCGTTACAATTTACGAAAGCATTACAGTCTCTGGAGTTCAGGATTCTCGTGGAGATATTGTTTTAGAAGATAATTTAGACATTGTAAGGCCATATGTAGATCCATCAACACTTGGAACAACACCAACAGAAATTACAGAATATACAGAGTATGAAAACCTTGCAAGAACAATAATTGATTCCGTTGTCGGTGGATTTTATTATAAGAGAACCTACCTAGAAGTTGTTGGCCAAGGAACTGACTATATTCCATTATGGGATAAAGCACATAAAATTTTAACGGTACATGAAAATGCAGAACTAGTATATGACTCATCAGAAGATCCAGCGGCATTAACTACATATAACTTTTTAATAACAAAAGACAAGACTGCAATTACAAAGGATCCCGTAGAAACAGTAGATGCTTTAAACCGTGCAGAAAGAAAACCTGCAAGAATACCATTAGGATACTCAGACTCAATCTCTTTATTTGATACAGAAGACAGCGGAAACGTTCAAACGGTTAGTGGTGGAGTGGCATTTTCTGAAGGAACAGATTATATTATTCTTTTAGAAACTGGGTACAAGGTAGTGCCATATGACATTCAAGACGCAACTAAGATGCTTATTAATGATATTAAATGTGGAAAACTTGACTACTACAAAAGATATGTAAAAGCATATAGCACAGAGCAGTTTAAAATTGAATATGATAAAAGATTACTTGATGGAACTGGTAATATTCTAGTTGATAAGATTTTAGACAAGTACCTCAATAACATTGTCAGACCTGGGATTTTATAATGGAATCATGCGAAGATACAGACTTCATGTATCCCATGAAAGCAGATGTCTACTATCCAATAGTTGAACAAGGAGCATACGGCAATGTTCAAAAAACCTGGGTTTTTAATAAAACAATAATCTGTAATTTTTCTAAAGATGGAACGGTAGACCAAGAAGTAAAGCCAAATGTAAACATAACATTAAAAAAAGTTTTAATGGGAAGAACAAAAAAGGACATTAGATTTTCACAAGAAAATAATGCAGACTCAATAACAAATGTAGTTATAACAAACATTAGAACAAGAACAGATGTTCCACTATACATAGAAACTTCTGGAGTAAGGGCTGGTAAGTCAACAATATATGAGATAGAGTCTCAGTCTCCAATTATAGGACCATTTGGAGATCCAGATTATTATGCTTTGGCTATACGCCGTTCAGAGAATCAGGGGTCGGATATATAATGAGAGTATCCGTAAACACTAAGCAATTTACAAAAGAAATGAACAACATTGTTCAATATTCTTTGGGATATTTGGATGGAGTAAAAGCAGGTAAATCAGTATTTTTTAAAAACCTTGGACTAAATGTAAAAGAAGTCTTAGAAAAGTATATTGACTCAAATGCAAGGGTAAACCCTCAAGCACTTCACTACATATATGAATGGTCTAAGGTAGGAAGCCCAGAAGCAAGATTATATGATATAAACTATACGGTAAGCAATCTAGGTTTATCATTTATGACAAATTTTAAACAATCTTCATCAATTAAAAATGGATCAAATGTTCCATTCTACGACAAGGCAAAAATTATGGAGCAAGGAATTTCAGTTGTAATTACTCCAAGAAATTCTGATGTTTTGGTTTTTGAACAAGATGGAGAAACGGTTTTTACTAAAAGTAGCGTCACAGTTGACAGTCCAGGAGGAAATGCAACTACTGGTGCTTTTGAAAATATAATTGATTCTTTCTTTAAAAAGTATTTTACTCAAGCATTCTTAAGATCAAGCGGGGTTGCCGCATATTTAGAAAATCCAATATTATACAAAAAAAATATTCGTGCAGGCAAAGTTTCTGGGAGATCAAAAGGAATGTCCGTAGGATATAAATGGATAACGAATGCGGGGCTAATACATGGCTGATACAGATCTATTAAACACCCCATTAATTTGGATTAATAAATATCTACAAACAAAGGTAGAAGATCTTGCTGGCTTTACTAGGCTTCCATTTTTCCCATCATCCCCATCAACCCTTGATGATTTAACTAATACATTTCCATCATCTCAGGATGGGGTCATGTGTGTTTATGATAGATTATCAAGAATGAATAAGAGTAAATTCCCGCATATAAAAACAGAACAAATTTTGTATTATTTTTATGCCACAGCAGAAAACTCAACGGTAAATATGATAAAAATACAAGAGGCAGTTTTAAGATTAATGGATAGGCTAGACGAAACAGCAGAAGAAGTTAACAATTGGTGCTCTATTCGCAAGGTTAACCTAGGAACAGAAGAAAGCCCTAATTTTATAAATAACGTATTTTATTTTCATAGATTCAAGGTTTATCAATTAGAAGAAGCAAGAGACATTATTGATTTTGGTACAGCAAGAACCTATGGTGGCAACAAGTTTATTATTGAGTTTGACTACCATCCGATGCCAGTTTTTGATGAATATTCAAAAGACATTATGATGGGGTCTAATTGGACCCCAGAAGGATTGCCAGCAGGCGGAAAAATAGTCATATAAAAAGATGTTATAATTATGTCTGAGGAAACAAAAACGCCAAAACAACTTAATATCTATTTAAGAAAGAGGTGAACAAATGGCTTATACCCGTGGAACATCAACAAACATTATCGTTGGTGCTGCAGCATTTTATATGGCAGACACAACTTTAGTACCAACAATGTCCCCAGCATTTTCAGGATCAGAATCATACAGAGACACTCTCTCTGCTGATGCAGGATATGACAATGTTGGTTACACAACAAACGGACTTGAAATGCAGTTCCAACCAGACTTCGGTGAAGTCCAGGTAGACCAGATTCTTGACGTTGCAAAACTTTATAAGCAGGGAATGCAAGTTAGCATTGCAACTGCATTTGCTGAGGCTACTTTAGAAAACCTTCTATTGGCCCTAGCAGGAAACAACAATGATCTAAGTGGAACAAAGGCTTCATCTGCTGGAAGAACTTTATCATTTAATGCTGGAGACATCGGAGAATGTCCAGTTGAGCGTGGTATTGTTGCAATAGGACCAGGAACAGGCGACTGTGATGATTCTGCTGCAGTAGAGCGCATATACGTTGGATACCGTGCTCTATCAATTGAAAACGTAACAGTTTCAGCAAAGCGTGATGAGGCTTCAATGTTTGAAGTATCATTCCGTCTTCTACCAGAAGATACATCTGGATCATACGGCAAGATCATTGACCGTACCCACACAGTTACATCATAATAATGTTGTAATAATCTAATTTTAGATTACAACTAGCCCACTTCCTTAATTGGAGGTGGGTTTTTTGTTTGTGGTAGAATTGATTATAATGGCAACCAGGGTATACAAAAATCAAACAATATTTTTATTTAATGGTAAAGAATTAGAAATCATACCATTAAAGATAAGATATCTTCGTGAATTTATGGAGGTATTTGAAAATGTAAAAGAAGCAAAAAGTGATGATGAATCTATCGCTGTCTTAGTAGAGTGTGTTCGTATATGTATGAAACAGTACTGTCCAGAAATATCATCTACCGCTAAAGATATAGAAGATAATTTTGACATGCCAACAATTTATAAAATATTAGATTCATCTGCTGGAATTAAAATTAATCAAAAATCTGAAGAGCCAGTAAAAGATCAAGCAGAAAAAAGTGGAGAAACCTGGGAGACACTAGATTTAGCAAAACTTGAAGCAGAGGTTTTTTTGCTGGGTATCTGGAAAGATTATCAAGAACTAGAAACATATCTATCAATGCCAGAACTGATGGTAACTCTTGAAGTACTTAGAGAGTTAGATTATTCAGAAAAAAAGTTTCTTGCAGCAATTCAAGGTGTGGATTTAGACGGGGATAAAAATCAAAATAAAGGACAGAAAGAATGGGAAGACATGAAAGCAAGAGTCTTTAGCGGTGGCAAAGCAACAGATAGCAATGACGTTTTGGCTCTACAAGGAGTTAATGCACAAAAGGCGGGGTTTGGTATAAATATGGGGTTGGATTATGGCGATGAAAGAGATCCAAGCGTAATGAAATAAAAATGTTTAATAACTTAAAAAATAGCCTATTTGTGCTATAATTGACATAACTTAACAGGAGGAAATACAATGGCAACAACAGTTTATGATGGGGCAGAACTGACACTTATGGATGGAACAAAGATAAAGGTACGTCCTTTAAAGATTTCCTTGCTTCGTCCATTTATGAAGAAATTTGAGCAGGTAGCCTTAGTAGCAGAAGATAACGAAAAGTCTATGGTTTTGCTCGTTGAATGTGTACAAATTGCAATGGAGCAATACAAGCCAGAATTGGCTGGGGATATAGCAAAGTTGGAAGATGTTTTAGATCTACCAACAGTCTACAGCATTATTGAAGCGGCATCTGGAGTAAAACTTAGCGATGCTAATGCACTGCTAAACACAGTACTTGCAAATAATTAAATAAAAGAGGTGTAAATTCATGAGTGACGTTAATGCTAATATAGGCATAAATATAAATGCCTCATCAGCATTAGCCGAACTCAAGGTTTTACAACGTCAGATTGCATTATTTCATGCATCAGTAGCAAAAAATAGCCAATCAGCAGCATTAGCACAAAAAGGATTACAAAATAATCTTTTAAATTCCATTAATGCCACTAACAAATTTACTGCAACAATGGGTAGTGTTAGATCATCGACGGAGTCATTTACTCACGCATTAGAGACTAATAAACTTTCTATGCGTGAGTATTTCCGTTATGCAGGCGGTGCTTCAAAAACTTTTGGAAAACTATTTAGATCTGAATTTGACACAATTGGCAAGGTAGCAGAAGAACGTGTCAAGAAAATGCAAACCCAATATATTAAAATGGGTCGTGATGCAAACGGTGCAATGAAGGCTATGGCTGTTACGCCAAAAACCTTAAACATGAATGATTATGCAACAAAAACTGCACTTGCTGCACAAAAACAGGCAATTTTTAATCAAGTTGTAAGACAAGGATCAACAAGTCTTTTAAATTTTGGTAAAAATACACAGTGGGCAGGTCGCCAACTTATGGTTGGTTTTACTGTTCCTCTTCTGTATTTTGGTTCGATGGCTGCAAAAACATTTATGGACTTGGAAGCACAAGCAGTAAAGTTTAAACGTGTTTATGGAGATATGTTTACAACAAGTGCACAAACAAATAAGGCACTTGCTGATGTTCAACAACTTGCAGATGGCTTTACAAAGTATGGTGTTGCAGTATCAAAAACTATGGAAATGGCTGCTTCAGCAGCAGCAATGGGTAAGACTGGATCAGACTTAACTGCACAGGTTTCAGAAGCAACTAGACTTGCAGTACTTGGCGGGGTTGAGCAATCTGCTGCACTTGAAACAACAATATCTCTTACAAATGCATTTGGTATAGCAGCAGATGAACTATCAACTAAGATTAATTTTTTAAATGCTGTTGAAAACCAAACAACTCTTTCTATTGAAGACTTAACTATTGCTATTCCTAAAGCAGGACCAGTTATTAAACAACTTGGTGGAGATGTAGAAGATCTTGCATTTTTCCTTACCGCCATGAAAGAAGGTGGAATCAATGCATCAGAAGGTGCCAACGCATTAAAGTCTGGACTTGCATCATTAATTAACCCATCAGCAAAAGCAAGTGCAATGCTTAGTGGTCTTGGCATTAATATCAAAGGTATTGTTGAAGGTAATCAAGGAGATATTAAAAATACTGTTATCCAGTTTGCACAAGCATTAGATACACTGGCCCCATTACAAAGAGCAAGAGCAATTGAACAGTTATTTGGTAAGTTTCAATTCTCAAGACTATCAACTTTATTTCAAAACGTAGCAAAAGATGGAACACAAGCAAGTGTGGTTTTAGGTTTAACAGGAAAATCAATAGAAGAACTTGCAATTTTATCAGAACGAGAATTAAAAACAATAGAAGATGCTGTTGGAACAAATTTTAAAGCATCAATTGAACAACTAAAACTTTCAATTGCCCCAATTGGAAAAACATTTTTAGAGGCGATTACTCCAATAGTTAAAGTAATTGGAAACTTTCTTGAAAAATTTAATAATTTAAGTGATGGAACTAAAAAGTTTATAGTAATTGCAACAACGCTTGTTGGAGTAATTGGTCCAGTTCTTCTTATGACATTTGGTTTACTTGCTAATGGTGCTGCAAACATAATTAAACTATTTCTTGCAATGCGTGGTGGATTCTTAAAACTTAGCGGAAATTCAAAAATTCTTGCTGAACAAACAAACTATTTAAATGCAGAACAGTTAGAGGCAGCCACTGTTGCAGCATCACTTAATCAGGCTCATACACAGTTAACTCAAAAGTTTGAATTAGAAACAGTTGCAGTTAAACTTTTGCGAAACGCATATGTTGAAGCAACAGTTGCAGCAGCAAAATTTGCTATGGCAAATCCAGGTATGATGGTTAGTGGTGCTAAAGTAGTTGCAGGAAAAACAGCCAATGCAGGAAAGTTAACAGCATCAAGAAATAAAGTTAGAAAACTTGCAGGTGGTATATCGATGGTCCCAGGTTCTGGAAATGGTGATACTATTCCAGCAATGCTAGAGCCTGGCGAAGCAGTTGTTACAAAAGATGTTATGCAGCAACCATATGCAAGAGCATTAATACAAGGTTTAATTGATGGAAAAATGCAGGGATTTGCAGAAGGAACAAGTGAAGTTAAACCAAATAAAACAGTATTTGCTCACGCAGTAAATTTTCAAACATTAACAGGTTCTAACCTTCCAGAAAATATAAAAAAACTTGGATTTGCTGAAGCAAATGCATATACAGCAGTTGGTTTTGATGTTAGTCCAGAAACAAATGCAAAATTAATTAATTCTAAAATAACTCTTGGTGAATATTTACAAGAAATAGAAAAAGCCTCTGCAATAAATACAATGAACGCAAGACTTATAGGTGATGGTTTTTCTCCAGAAGATGCAAATAAAACTAGTGAAAAAATAAGAACAAGTTTAATAAAATCATTTTTAGACGTAAATCCATCAACTTTTATTGGAGACCAAGATGTTTATTCAAGAATGGGAGATGAAAAAAATGGAATTCTTGGTAATCTTATTAAAGAAGGTGCTGGAGGAAAATTAACAGAAGGAGTAAAAAAACTATATGCTCCTGCTGCAATTAGCCCAAGAGGTTCTTCAAACATAAAATTTAGCCCACCTGATGCTCCTATTTCAGAGGTTATTGATAAAGTTAAAAAAACAAAAACAAGCCAGTCAGTAATTAAAGCATTAGAGTCAGTAATGAAACTTGATTCAAACTATAAGATTCCTGTACAAAGAGATTCTTCAGGTAATATTACCGCATATGAAAGACCTGAAATTAGTAGTAAAACTGGAACATTCTCTGGCACTAAAAATGTTGGTGTCTTAATTGGCGATAGATTTAAGACTGGAAGAGTTAATCGTGGTGGTGGAAGACAAATAAAAATAAATAAAAATGCTCTTAAAGAAGCAGAAAGAATTGCTTTAGAAAAAGAAACTCAAAGACAAAAGGTGTTTTTAGAAACAGAGAAAGATGTTAACTCCAGTAGATTTAAAAATGATTCTATAACAAAATATGTAAAACAAGTATCTAGATCATCTGGATTTAGTTTTATTGATGCTAATCACATAAGCGGTGTTTATGAAAAAGAAAATGGATCAAAAGTTTTTGTAAAAGCCATGATGGATGAAAAGGCTGCTCTTGCAGAAATTCGTGCAACACAAATTGCTAGAGAAGTTCATGGATTAGAGTCTCCAGTTCAAAGCATAAAGGTTATTCAAGATCCAAGAACTGGTAAAAAATTATTTGCGTTAGAATCACAGTTTAATCCAAAATTTGCAGAATCTAATTTTACTGGTAAATTTACAAAAGATGAATACTTCAAACAACTAGTAGCAGCAAACCTTCGTGGTGATAAAGATCTTCATGCTGGAAACCTTTCAGGAAATGTTCTTGCAGATGTAGGAACTGCAGGAGTGTTTGATAAAGCATCTGGGAAGAGAGAATTCTCAACAAATATGAAGTCTATGGCAGAACAAGCAAGAATTAATTTACTTGGTGTTAATGGTGGAGCAAAAAGATTCTTTGCTGAATCAACAATGGATATTCCAAAAAATATGACGCCTGATGCTTATAACTCATCTATGATTTCTGAAATTGATAAAACACTTCCAAAACTTAAAAACCTTGTTTCAAGTTGGACTTTAAATGCAGAAGAAAAATCAATGTATCAAGCAATGATAAATAGACTTGAAGAAGCAAGAAAGGTTGACTGGAGAGAATTCCATAAAATGCATTCTGCTGTTTTGGTAACAAAGGATGAATCTTTACAAGATAAAAAAACTAAAAAGGTAACACCAATAAAAGGAAAAAAGAAACCTGTAAATGTTAAATCTTCAAGCGGAAGTCCAAAAGATACAATAATTACTACTATTCCAAAAGGAAAGAAAGTTGTTCAAACACCAAAAGTTACATACAGAATTCCAGGAAAAGCAGATGCTCCTTTAGCAGAAAAAACACCAAAACAGGGTATGGGTGGGAAAGCAGCAATGGGCTCTGGTGCATTGGGTGGACTAGGAATGGCAAGTGCTATGACTGGTGGAAATGAAAAGGTAACAACTGGTCTATTTGCAGCCTCAGCCTTACTTGGAATTTTACCAATGCTAACTAGTACATTTTCAATTCTTGCTGCTTCAGTTGTTGCAGTTGGTGCAGGAATGTTAATTTATCAAAAAATGCAAAAAGATGCTGCTATAAGGCAAGGACAGTATGTTGCATCTATTTCTGCAACAACAAAGAAAATGGAAGAGATAAGTGTATTAACTGATACAGTTGGTGCATCTCAATTAACTGCAAAGAAAAAAGAAGCGGGATCTCTTCAATCTTATAATGACTATAACAGACAAGGAAGCGGATTTGGAGATACCTTCCTAAAGAGTGAAGTTGGAAAAACAGTCAATGCTGGCGTATTTACAAGCATAGAAAAAAATGGTGCAGCAGCAGCAGCAAAAGAATTATCTTTGCAATTAGCAGCATATATTTCAGATGGAATCCTTACTGCAGAGCAAGCAAATAGTATTGGTGATCAAATTGGAACTAATCTAGGGGATAAGACATTTACCGCAAATGTTGAGGGACAGTTAAGAATGTTAGTCGGACCAGATGGAAGCGATATTCTTAAAAACCCAATTAAGGTTAGAATGAACTTAATTGATACTGCAGAGCAAGCAGGTAAAAATATTGTTTCAGGTGGCATTAAGGATAATGCTGCAGCAGCACAACTGGCTTCATATGGTGTACAAAACCTTGCTCTTGCTCAAGCCCAAGCAGATGCTATATACCAAATAACACAAAAGCAAATTGAGTCTTTATCAAAAGAAATTTTAATAACGTCTAATAAAGAAAAACAGTTAGAGATACAAGAAAAAATTGCTGGTTTAACTGTGCAGCAAGGAATTGATACAGAAAAGACAAATGCTAGAACTGCACAATCTCTTAATCTTGCAATGAAACAGTTTAAGAATGCAAAAAATCCAGCACTTAATAATCCAAAAGAATCTTTCCCTTCATTCTTAGGTGGCAATAAAGGGGCAGTTGATATAGCAAATTTAATGCATATGAATTCTAGTAAAAGTGCATATTTTGATTCATTAAAAGGTCAAGTAAAAGATAGATATAAGGATACCTTATTTGCTACACAGGCCAATACCGTTCAAAGCAAACTGGCTAAACTAAGTGATATTGGATTTGGAACTTCAACATCACAATACTCAAAAGCAGGATTTGAAACTTCAGCAAAGGCTCAAAACTTTGAAGTAAAAATGAACTTAATGATGGCAAGCGGACAATTAAATCCTGAACAGACAACTGCAATGATGGACCTTTTTGCTGGTAAATTAGGAGAATTAGATTCAAACCTTGAACTTGGAGTAAAAACTCACGGTATTGCAAAAATATCAGAGATAACACAATTACTTGGAGGAGTATCAGATAAAAAATTATCCACTAAGTTAGTTATTGACATGATTAAAATGAAACCAGCAGAATTTGATAAAACAGGAAAAGCAATTGCCCTTTTACAATCAATGGATGGAAGTGAAATTAATCTTGAGGTTGCACTAACAGGATTAACTAAACAGAATAATAAAAAATTATTAGAACTTTCTGCACTTCTTGATCAAGTTGATAGCATTAAAACTCCAATAACTAAAGAAATTCTTTCAAAGTTTATAGAAGACCACAAAGACAGTTCATCAATTGCAAACCTTGAACAACTAACAAAACAATATAAAGATTTTGCTGCATTACCAGATGAATTTAAAAAAGAAACAATTTCTAGATATATTAGTATCTACGCAGTTGAGTTTGAAGATGATAATGCAAAAAGAAAATATATTCAAGACTATGCTCAAGAACAAATAGGAGAAAGCGGCCCATCCGAACTAGGCTCCCGTCAAGCATCAATAAAAAGAAATAAATTTCTTGAGACTAATAATATTACTAAAGATAAATCAGGTAAGACAAAAACATTAGATCAACAGATAGCAGAAATTGCTGGTAAAAAAACAAGAACATATACAGGAGACCCAGTTGTTGATGGTAGCGGTAAAGTTGTTAAAACACCAACAGTCGCAGAAGTAAAACCAATAGATACTAACCTAAATGACTTACTTCTTCAATTAAAATTAACAAGAGATGCGTCCATTAATGCAGAAGGTGGATTGCTTGAACTTAGAAGAATTCTTGGAGAGAAGCAAGATATCAAAATCTTTGAAGGTCTTAACCAGGAACTATCAAACCTTGGTCAAAATGAAGATTTCATTAATTTTGTTGGTGGACTAGATGAAGCCGTTAAAAAGGGATATGTTTCTGTAGATAGGTTAAATAAAAAGTTTGTTAACCTAACCACTGATGGGTTTGCAGCAGCAAGAGGATACAAAGAAGCAGTTATTGGAGCATTCCAAAGTTCTGCAGTTGTAACAATTGCTGGTATTGAAAAACAAAAATCCAAATTTAAAGAATTAACTTCAGCAGGAGTAACTGCTAAAGAAGCAATTGAAATGTTATCAGATGCAAACTTTGCTTTATCATTAAGTGCTGCAGCCCCAGGACCAGAACTAGATGCTTTAATTGCAAAATTTAGAGAGTTAAAAAAGGCTCAAGAAAATTTAGGAAAAGTACAAGATCCACTACAACATTTTAAAGATAAATTATCTGAGGTAGAAAGTGAAATGAACAACTTCTTCTCAAAAGCACAAACAGCAGTAGAAGGAAAATATGCTAGATCAATACTTTCTGCAGAAAGAGAAATTGAGGCTAAACAAAAAGTAGTTGAAGCAGCACAAAAGAATGTTTCGGATATTCAGCATACAATTGATGAAATTCAATCAAAAATAGATGAAAAACAAGTAAAAATTGAAACAGATGTAACAAGACAATTAAGAATCTTTGAAGATCAAATTAAAGAATATGAAGATCAAATTTCTGAAACATTTGATATTCCAATTGCTGCCGCACAAGAAAAGGCTTCTGACCTATCAAATGATTTAAGTATAATTGATCATGCAGCAGAGGCAATTAATAAAAAGTATGATGTACAACAAGATGCATTAAGTAAAATCTCTGAATTAAATCAAAACTTAATTGCACAAGAAAAACAAAAAATATCTCTTGCAGATGCTCTATCACAAGGAGATATTTCTGCAGCAGCACAAATGTCACAAGACATACGATCTACAGCATCAGAGGGGGCAGCATCTGGTACTGGAGACTCCCTAAACATAGCAAAAGAACAAGAACTTGGAAACTTAAGAAATGCTAATGGTCTAACCAGATTACAAATTGAAGAAGCCCAATTTCAAATAACTCAAGACATCTATGACCTTGAAGAGGGTAGAGAAGCAATTGAAGCAAAAATTGCTACAATTAAAAAATATAACATTAAACCTCTTGAAGATGCAAGAAAAGCAATACTACTAGATATCCGTGATCTTGAAGATAGAATTTATAATATTACAAATGGTATTGGTGATGCTAAAGAATTAAATCTTTTTACTGCAAATAAAGAGTTATCTTCTGCACAAGCACTTCTTGTGATAGAGCAAGGAAAACTAAAAGTAATTCAAGATAATCAAGCAAGAGATTTGCAATATCTTAATGATCTAAAGGTTCAATGGGCAGAGGTTTCAGGAAAAATTGCAGAATCAGAAGTTGCAACTATTGCTTTTCAAGATTTATTAGTAAAGGCTGCAATCTTTGGAGCAGAAATTATTACACAGTTTGATCTTCTTAAACTATCAATAGATTTTGCAACAGTAGGAGCAGCCTCATATGCGCTTATTCAAAAGGCAATTAAAGATGGAGCCATATCAGATGCAGACGTTGTAGCACTTGCCACAGCCTGGGGAATAAGCCAAAGCCAAGCAAGACAATATCTTGAGGGTTATTTAGAACTTAATAGAAGAACTTTATCTGATCAACAGATTACAAACCTTGGAATAGCATGGGGAGTACCAAAAACTGAGGCAGCGAAGTATGCTGCATTTGTTACTGCTATTTTAAGTCAAGGTCTATCTAGTGCAGAGATTACAAAACTTGGAGCAACATGGAATCTTACAGAAAGTGAAGTTCTGAAATATGCTTCATTTGTTACTACTACTTTAGGTACGGAATTATCTCCTGTACAGATTGCAAAACTTGGAGAAGCCTGGGGAGTACCAAAAACTGAGGCAGAGCAGTATGCTGCATTTGTTACTGCTATTTTAAGTAAAGGTCTATCTAGTGCAGAGATTACAAAACTTGGAGCAACATGGAATCTTACAGAAAGTGAAGTTCTGAAATATGCTTCATTTGTTACTACTACTTTAGGTACGGAATTATCTCCTGTACAAATTGAAGCACTTGCAAAAAAATGGGGAGTGCCATATGACGAAGTAGCGAAGTATGCTGCATTTGTTGCTGCAACTTTAGATGATGACCTATCTACTAAAGAAATTACAGATCTTGCAACAGAATGGGGACTTACAGAAGATCAAGTAATTGCTTATGCTGAATTAATTGGTCAGGAACTAACATTTAATAAGAGTTTAACCGATCCTGCAGAAAATGCAAAAGATGGATGGAATAATGCTAGTGCAGCACTTGATAACTTCTTAAATAAACAAAAGCCAATGTCTAGAGCAGCGTGGAATAAATTACAAGCAACTCTTCCACCAGAAGACCAAATGTCTTATGATGAATATTTAGCAACAGTTTCATCTACACCAACACCAACTCCCACACCAACACCAACTCCCACACCAACACCAACTCCCACACCAACACCAACTCCCACACCAACACCACCTCCTGGCGATACAGGTAATGGAGCAGTCCATAATCCAGATGAAGGTGCAAATAATCCAGACCGAGGCAACCCAACGCCTTCACCAACGCCTTCACCAACTCCAACGCCTTCACCAACTCCAACGCCTTCACCAACTCCAACGCCTTCACCAACTCCAACGCCAAAGCCAACGCCAAAACCTCCAGCACGACCAGTGTTTGCTTCTGGTGGAATAGTAAAAACTACTAGAGCAGAACCAGCACCTCCACAAAGAATGAATATGGGTGGAATGGTTATGCCTAAATATTTTGCTGTAGGAGGGTATGCAAAGGGAACAGATACAGTTCCAGCAATGTTAACTCCTGGTGAATTTATAATGAGCAAATATGCAGTTGACTCATATGGTATTAATAAAATGAAGTCTATAAATGATGGATCCTACAGTGGCCAGAAGGTGTATAATTATAATCTAAGCGTTAACGTTAAATCTGATGCAAATCCACAAGATATTGCAAGAGTCGTTATGACACAAATTAGACAAGTTGACTCACAGAGAATTAGGACACAAAGACCATAATGGCCACAGCAGCGTATTTAACAGGTAGACGTAGGTATGAACGCCCCCAGGCTTTGTTGTGGTCTGAGAACCCTGGTACGCTCTCTAATGGGGTATATCTGCCCACTGGCTATGAAGTACAAGGCAACTTTGATGCATCAACAGATACAGATTTAATTAATCAATTTTTGATTCTGTCAGACCATAATCGGGGGGAACTAAGTTTTACACCCACAAGAATAGAACAAAGACAAAGAACCATTAATGGACGTATGCGTTCATATCACATAGCAGATAAACTAACAATGTCTGTTTCATGGAATAACTTGCCATCAAGAGGATACTATCAAGATGCAGGGTTTTTATCTACTGGTTTGTCCCCTGAAAAAAATACAACTGGAGAGTTTACAGTAGATGGTGGAGCAGGCGGAGTAGAAATACTTGACTGGTATGAAAACCATACAGGCCCTTTTTGGATGTTTATGGCATACGACAAGTATTCAAATTTTGGCAAGGCTGATGCAGACTATGGACATCTTGCACAATACAATCAAATCATGCAGGTTTATATTGCAGATTTTAATTATTCTGTTGTAAAACGTGGTGGAGCAAACCACGATCTTTGGAATATTTCGGTAACACTGGAAGAGGTATAAATGTTTGTAAGTGATGTATTAAAGACACACCTAGAAACATCGTCAACCATAAGCCTTCAGTCATTAGTCTTGGCTGAATGGAATATGAATATGCCAGATAACATTTATAAACTAGGTAACTATAGATATAGACCACTAGGATCAAATGTTCAGTTTCGCACACTTCCTTTGACTTTTGATAATTTAGATGCTGGGAATTATTATACTGGTGCAACAGATGCAGATGTTGTTATTGATGGTGGATATACAAATTTAGAAGTACCACAACTTTTTACCTCAATTAAAGAAAAAGTTAAGATGCTTTATTCTTTAGAGGATTGCGTAAAACCATTTAGACCAAGATCTGGAATTAACAAAGCATCATATTTTAATAGAAAATATATATCAAACTCTGGTGCATCAATGACTCTTAGACCAAGATATTATATGCCATCACGATATGACGAGTTTAAATATTGGTCATCTTTTAGAACTGAAGATAATATTGAAAGAGGAGTTGCAAAAAATATATCAAACTCTCTTAATTATATTGATGATACAGCCCCTTTTGTGGTTTATAAAAAAACTGTTCCAGCAAATAGACTTATTGTAAAAATGCAAACAAATGTTGGAACTGTAGATCTTGGAAATTTTACAACTCAGTCTGGAACATTGGCAGATCCACTTTACGGGACAACAAATAAAACAACTCCCGTTAGATGGAAGATACAATATTTAAATGAAAATAATTGGACTGATGCTTATTCATTTAATGAAAACTCTATTAGAGATGATGGCACAGCCATTATTCCAGAGGATGGATATGTTGAATTAGAGTATGGCTTACAAATTCCAGAAGAGTACAAAGCAAAGTTTGAGTTTGCAGAAAAAATAACATCTAGTACACTCCTTCCAGATGAATCACTTGATGGCTATGCTTACCTTGTTATTGAAAATGAAAATGAGCGAGGCTTATTTTATATTTGGAATACAGCAAATAGCGAATATGATACATTTACTCCAGAATATGGTTGGATACTTGGATCTGGAATATTGAATAGTTCAACAAGTCTTGTTACAGATCTTACAAGTCCAGACTTTTTTACAAATGATGCAAATAATTTAACTACATACAGAGAGTTTTCTTATGTTCGTGGTATTAGAATTGTTGTAGAAACAATGAATAAGTTTGATTCTACTTTTGATTTAATTGAAATGTCACCTAGACTTGTTGTAGATATTTCAAACAAGGTTATTAATTTTAATATAAAAAAGATTTTATCGGATATTGGTACAACTTCTTTGCCAGTAGGACAACTGCTTGCATCAACTGGATCACTATCTTTATTCGATGATGATCAGGCTTTTAATGAAAACAACACTTTAAGTATTGTTTCTGATTATATTAGAAAAAATATTAAATTTCTTTTTTATGAATCAATTTTTAATGTTGATGGAGATGAATATTCAGTTCCTATTAAAACATTATACTCAGAAGGATTCCCACAGGCAGATGTTACTGCAGGAACCATTTCTTTAGAGTTAAGAGATTTTTATTTTTTCCTAGAGTCAATGCCTGCCCCAAGACTTTTAACAACTCAAACATCTTTAAGTTATGCGATTTCTCTTTTACTTGACTATATTGGATTTAGTAACTATACATTTAAAAGAGTTGATGGAGAAAATGATCCAATAATTCCATATTTCTTTATTGCACCAGATCAAAATGTTGCAGAAGTTTTAAATCAACTAGCAGTATCAACACAAACTGCAATGTTTTTTGATGAGTATAATAACTTTGTAGTAATGAGCAAAGACTATCTAATGCCTACTTTAACACAAAGAGCAACAGACTTTGTTGTTTCGGGATCAAATAATCAAACAGATTCTGGAGTCATAGAAAATTCAACATCTGGAAATCTTCCAAATATTTTATCTATTGCATCACAAGATAAAAAAGTTTATAATGATGGAAAGATTAACTACACAACAAGATATATTCAAAGATCTTATGGATCAATAAAACAATCAAGTATGATTGATAAAGAAAAAACATGGATATATAAACCATCACTTTTATGGGAAGTTGCAGGAACAGATTCAACAAAAACAATAAATGAACTAGCATCAAAACAAGGAAGTTATGTGCTTGGTGCTATGCCCTTAAACTCAAATATTGTTGCTGAACCACCAACAGTTTCAAAGAATGTTTTAATAAATAACATAATGGATCTTGGAGAAAACATTTATTGGTTAACAAGATATAATGGATACTTGTATTCTAATGGTGAAATTATTAGATACGATGCAGCAGAGTTTAGTCTTACTATTGCATTATGGTATGACAAAAACTCTGACGGTACTCCAAATTATAAAAAGCAATATTTTGTTGAGCCAGGAAAACTTGCACCAGCAACAGTTATAGCAGACCTAAATACACAGGTAAAGTCTAGAGCAATTGTTCAAACCCAAGCGGATAAAATAATTGGTGCATGGAAAACAACTCATGTTCAAGGCTCAAGCAATGTGTGGATTAGCAGCAACCAAGAATATCAAAAATATTTTGCATCTCTCCCATTTAATGGAAAAATATATCCAACGGGACTGGTAAGAATATACTCAACTCCATACTATGAAACAGTTAATGGTATAACTAGACTCCAAAATGGAGCAGTTATGAATCATGGACGAGGTCAATTTGGAACAACAATAACTGCTCACTATGCTGGAATTAATACTTATTGGACAAATAACGATAATGTACGTGGCATTGACATGAAAACTCAAGACCTTTTTACAACCCAGTTAGATGAAGATGTAACCTTAACCTTGCCAGCAACAACAGTAGGGGCTGCTGGAGTGAGTAATGTAATTGCTAAGCAGTCAACAAGAAATAGTATAATTAAAAACTTTATGACAACAAGCAACTTAACAGATACTGAAATTAACAGTTTACCATCAACTCAAACTGGAACAATTCAATCTTCTGCATTAGTCTTTAATGGACCAGGATTTAAAACTCCTGAAACACCACTTAACTTTGTTTCATATGTTTATAAAAGTTTAAACAACGCATACAGGCATTTTGGCACAAGAATGAGGATTATAGGAAAAATTGAAAACACTATTGCAAGAAGTCAAACCGCAAATGGTAGCGTTCCTTATTATCAGGTTAGTGGAAGTAAGCCAGACGAAAACATAAATATTAGCGGAGGCTCTGGAGGTCTTGCAATTTTGTTAAACCCAGTAACAAATAACGGATATTATTTTGAAATAGTTGCACTAAGCGAAGATAATATTACTTCTTATTTAAAGTTAAATGACAATAATGAAGCAGAGTTTTCAATTAATAATGTTATTTTCTATAAAGTTAAAAAAGACTCTAGCAACACAGATGCAATACCAGTTAAACTCTGGGGTGGTTTATCAAAAATACTTGTAGATGATGGTAAGTTTTCTGGACAACAAAGAATGGCTGGTGAAGAAAATTCAACTGTTTATGATTTATCAGTAGAATATGAAGATATTGGAAAAACAAGAAGATTTTATTTATATATAAACAATCAACTTATTAAGATTGTAGATGATCCAGATCCGCTTCCCGTATACAACAACATGGCTTTATTTGTTCGTGGGTCATCTAAGTGCATGTTTGAAAACATCTATGCTTTATCAAAAAATTATAGTAAAGATACATCTTTTACTATAGGAGAAACTTTATTTAATGCATTTGGTAATTCTAAAATTGATGTGAGTGAATCGTTTAGGAAATATGCTATGAGTGGAGTTGTTCAATCAACTTATTTGTCTGGCATAAGTTCTCAACAGCCACCAAACTATAATATGTATTTTGAAGAATTTGGCTCAATCATGCGTGAATGTGCTTATTTTGACATTAAATATGATCGTGCCTATCCAGCACTTTATGCACAACTTTCACCAACATTTAATAATATAAAAGGATATACAACATCAGGTTTTTATGCAAATTCTTACGGTGCTGAATTTTTAATCTTTAATTCAACAGACAAAGCATTAAACTTAGATGAAACAACTGGAAATTTTTTAAGAATCCAGGGAATTACTTTTACACAAAACACAACTCATGAATTAACAGTAGATGAGTTCTTTAAAAAACGTGGTAATTTATCAGACCCAGAGTTAGTAGGCAGCGTTCTTACATATTCTCCTTTAGTTGAAAAATCAAGATATGATGAAATTAAACTAAGTAGATTAACATATGGTAAAAATGAATTTAGTATTGACAGTACATACATACAAACACAAGATGATGCAGAAGCAATGATGAACTGGATTATAAATAAAGTTATGATTCCTAAAAAATCTATTGGTATTAATTTATTTAGCATACCAACTCTTCAACTTGGAGATATTGTAACAGTAGATTATAAAGATTCAACAGGACTTGATTTAATTACATCCGATCTTTCAAGGTTTGTTATTTATAATATAGAATACGCTAGGTCTATTTCTGGACCAAGCATGACAGTTTATTTAAGTGAGGTATAACAATGGTATCAGCAACTCCAGATACACCATCTAACGCATCTGCTTCAAATCAAGCACCTGTAAATCCAGTAAAAACAGCACCAATAGATACAGTTTTATTTAATAATGATTCTATGTCTGTTGAAATAATGGCTGATTTAATTTTTGAAGATATTGGAGGGCATGAATTAATAAATATTACTAGAAATGACATTATTAATGGACAACAAATATCTTATACCCCAATTAAAAACCTTGGTCTTATTCAACAAAGATATAACCCAAATAATATTCTTGGATTGCAGGCAACCTCTGACAAGTATTTTGCTAATTTTGCTATAAAGTTTGAAGAAAAAGTACCAGAAGAAGGCAATGGTCTCAATGGTTCAAACATATATTTTGATGAAACAACTGGAGACTTAATTATTGAAAGTATTAATATAAACAAAGATGAACTACTTGAGGTTGAAATATCTTTAAATGGTACAATATATGAAGCGGAATTTGGAGCAACTACGTCATGATAACTAATAAGGGCAAGAGTATTATTGGAAAATATATGCTTGGTCAGGTACCAGCATATGCCTCATATTTGGCTGTTGGATGCGGCCCAATACCGCTTCAAACTGAAGATGTTGCAGATAACTTTGCAGAAAAAGAAAACCTTGACTTTGAAATGTTTAGAGTTCCTATATCTTCTAGAGGTTTTATAAATGAAAACGGTATAGATAAAATTGTATTTACAGCAGAACTACCAACAGAAGAAAGATATGAAATTACAGAGGTAGGTTTATACTCTGCAGGTTCTAACCCCTCTGCTGGTGCACAAGACAGTAAGACTGTTTTTGCTTTTACTCAAGGGGAAAACTGGGAACACCATACAGCCTCTGCATCAACAGCAATCCCTGTAGTTTCTATACCACTAGATGACCCAGAAGAGGATGATGTTATTGCAGCAGTTGGAACGGAAACTGGTGTATTTCAAACCAATGCCGACAATGCTATTTTTTATAACCAAGATCGTATTGATAGATATGAAAGAGCAAGGTTTTTAAATAATACAATTTTAATGAGAGGAAATGACTCAGACTTAAGTTTAGATGGCGGAGGATCTGGAGGGGTTGATAATTTAGTTGTTGATTCTGGAAATCACATACATCTTGCTTCACCAAATGTTAACTTTTCAGAAAACTCTCCAATAGACGAATTAAGGTTTGCATTTTCTCTGGTAAATAGAGACGGAGGTTCGGCATCAAATCCCGATACGGTAAGAATACTTATTGATTTTGCAGCAACCGAGAATGACATTCCAACAACATATGCTAGGTTTGAAGTTAATATTGAAGATGGTGTTGATGGATATGACTTTGCAACAAATAGATATTTTGTTGTTTCAAAACAACTACAAGAATTATATAAAAGCCAAGATTTTACATGGAATGCAGTGAGTGTAGTAAAGATTTATGTTTCTATTTTTGATAGTTTAAGCGGAGGACTTTATCCAACCTCAGATTATTACATTGCATTAGATGCACTAAGGCTTGAAAATATAGCAACAGTTAATCCAATATATGGTTTAACTGGATATTCTATTATTAAAAATGACAATGCTACAACCATTGTTAAGTCTCCTAATACAAACAACTATATTGAGTTTAGATTTTCTATTGGTGTAACATAATGGTTGATGCAAACATAAAAAAATTACGTATCTTAAAATCATCACTTCCACCAATTGATAATGATACTTTAAAATATAATTTAAGATATAGAATTATTTCTGAAGATAGGAATAGAACATCTCACTGGTCTCCAGTATATAGTATTTCTGGAGAAACAATAACGGGTGTAAGTGGAGCATTATCCGTTACAGCAAATATTATTACTGCTGTCTGGGGAGATGAAAACCTTCGCCCAGAGTATGATATTTTTGTTAAATTTGATTCAGGAGAGTTTCTTTATCATGGTACATCAAAAGTACATTCATATGCATTTTTAAATACTGGGACTACAACAGTCAGAGTAAAGGTTCAAATTGTTTCATCAAAAAAAGAAATTAAGACCGCATTAAATATCTTTGACTCTGGCATAGTGTCTTTGGTATAATTAAATAGGAGGAATAATATGGCAAGATTACCACTACCCGAAAGAGGGCAACCGCTTGATGTAACATACATCTATCAAATAGTAGATGCTTTAAATGTTTTATCAACACAGGTTTCAGATGCAACCTATAACTATACAGATATTGATGTAGTTGGAGCAGAAAAAAAGAGTTTAAAGACTTCTGATACAAAATTTGTTGGCAAGTTTAAGTCAATTGCAAATAATGAAACCGTAACTGCTGGACAGGAAAAGTCTTTTTCTATTCCGTATTCTAACTTTAAGTTTCCACCAATTGTAACTCTGTCAATTGTAAATACCAGCGGAACTACGGCTGGATCTAATACTACAGTAGTTTTAACATCTGTTACAACTACAGAGGCTGGGTTTACAGTAAGATATGGGGTTTCTGGAACTGCAACCATTGGCATAAATCTTATTGCTATTGGTGTTCCAAATTAGCATGTATTGTGAAAGATGTCAAGGAAAAATGTTTGTTGATAGAATACATTCAAACATAGACCATCTAGAAACATATTGTGTTAGATGTGGAAATAGAAAATTTTATCATCCACCTAACGAATCTGCGGAGGGAAAATGGTTACTGCAAAAGGAAAAATTCAGAGCGAAGCATATAATAACGAACCTATAATACCTGGCGGTAAAAAAATATGGTTTCTTAATGGAGACCTAGTAAGACTTCATCATAGTTCTAGATCAACAGGAATGGTAACTGTTTATAATATTAATAAAGATAGACTAGAAACATGCTTGCGTTCTGATTTTAGAAGAAATAGGAAAAAGGCTTACACTGTTGCAGAGACTGCTAAATTAGTTAATCGGCACAGAAAGTATATGCCAAGATTAATAAAACGAGGAGTCATACCTGCACCTGTTGGATCAAGCATTGATGGTAAAACTGGGTGGCAAATTAGATCTTATTATTCAGAAGACGACGTTAGAGAAATTTGCTCTATCCTGGCAACAATACATATTGGACAACCAAGAAAAGATAAATTAATAACAAATAATATGACACCTACAAGTCAAGAGTTGACAAGGCGAATGGGAGAAGGTATACTTACATATACAAAGACAGAAGATGGAAGGTATATTCCAGTTTGGTCAGAAAATATCTAATCGGCTAGAGTGTGCTACAAT